TCGGTATTCACAGGAATCGGGTAGAAGTCTCCGCTGCCAGGACCGCCACCTCCGCCACCGCCACCCGGAGGAATGGGGATGTCGATGGTGCCGCTTCCGCCACCGCTGTTGATCCGAGCCAAAATGCCAAGACCACCGCCGACGACCGCCGTTCCGGCTGCGATCTTGGCCGTTCGGCTCCACCCCTGTTTCTTGGCCGGTGCAGCAGGCTGCTGAGGCTTCCCGTCTGCGGACGGCTCGGTCTTCGGGCCATCGTCCGCTGCCGCCGGGAGATCCATCTGGTCTTCGTCGGCCAGAGTGACTGGCTTTGAGCGGTCGCCCTGCACTGGGTCGATGGGGTCGCTGGCGGGTGCAGGCTGGGGCGACGATTTGCTGGCGTCGGCAGGCTGCGCTGTAGCGGTGCTGTCAGCGGCAGCAGGCTGCGGCTTGGGCTTCGACCGTCCACCACGACCACGACCGGCAGGCTTCGCCGGTGCCGCATCGGCAGGGGCCGGATCGCCTGTCACGGGCTTGATGCGAAGGGCCGTCTGGTCGGCAACGTGCTTGTTGCGTGCGGACCGAGCCTCAGCCGCCGCCTCGCTGGCTCCCATGCCGCTGTCGATGTTGTTGCGGTACTCCTCGTCGTAAATCTGCTGGCCTTCCTGCTCGATCTCGGCCAGGATTTCGTCGCGATTGCCACGAGCGGCAGGTGAGGGGTCGCCCTGCACGTCCGAGATTTCGGTGTCGGAGGCGTCCAGTTTGGCGTCTTCGGCAGTGGCGGGCTTGCGGCGACCACGACGGGAAGGCTTTGCAGCCGTCGCAGGCGACTCGGGGGCCGTGCCGTCTTTGATGGCGCCAGCGGGATTGCTGGTCTGCGCGTCGGAAGCCGCCATTTCCTCTGCGATCAGTTGCCGCCCCATGTCGGAGCGGCTGGCGGTATTCAGCCCGTTCGGCCCGTAGTAATCGTTGATGGCGTTGGCAAGTTTCTCGCGGGCGTAGTCGTAGGACGCCGTGCCGGGCTTGAAGAGGGTCTGCCTGGAGAGCAGATCGTCCGCCGCCTCTTCGGCCGTGCGGAACACAGGGAACGGACCCAACTCCGGCCCCTGTCCTGGAGTGGCAAGGGCGAGCGGATTGCTGTTGCCGTACAGGCTCCGCATGGCACCCTGCACGCGGCTCTGCTGCTGCGTGCTGCCCATGCGTCCAGGCTTGCCTCGCTTCCCAAGACCAACCACCTCGTCCTCCGGCGACTCCGGCAGCAAGTCAACCACGTCCTGCTCGCCCAAGCGGTCAGCAGCGTCCGCATTGAGGACGGCCCGCTCTCGCGGTGACAGGTCAGGGCTGGATCGGTCGAGGCGTGGCTGTGCCTTCGGGCGACCGCCGACCACGCTGACGATCAGGTTGTCGAGAGTCTCTTGCGAACCGGCGGCGTTGAGCCTGCCATCGGCCCGAGCCGCACGACCGCCCGGAAACGCCCGTGCGAGTTCCGCGTCGGCAGCATCAAGCCGCTGTCTGGCGCGAGCCATCTCGCCAGCGTTGGATGCGTTATTGAAGTCGTCCAGTGCCTCCTGTCGCACTTGCTCCAGCAGGCGTACTTTCTCAATCGCCTCCTCGTCCGACGTGTCGGTGAGACGCGACCCTGGCGCACGAGACTCAAGAGGATTGGCGGTGTCGTCTCCCTTGAAGGCCAGCGGCAGGTCTTCAAGTTTGTTAGTACCGGTGTCATCGACCGCCCGGCCTGTACGCTGGAAGATGTCGAGGCGCTGCTGCTTGGTCAGACCACCACCCGGGACGCGCTTTTCCAGCATGTCCTGCCGCTCGCGTTCCATAGCCCTCGCAACATCGTAGGAAGACGGCAGTTCGGCGCGATCAAGGTCTTCGGCAGCAACGACAGGAGTGCGGGATCCTGGAGCGATGCCCGGTCGCGGGGCAGGCATGAGAGACAAGGGATCTGTCCCAATGATGGCATTGCGGAGCGCGGCGGCTGTTTGCTGTCGCTGCAAGAACGCCTGCTTGGCGGCATCCAGCATCGCCGTGCGCTCTTCTTCCGGCATGGGCCGCGTCTGAATGTCCATCACGGTGTCGCGAGCGGCCGTGATCGCTGCCTCGTCGCCGGAGCGCATAGCGGCGTCGAGGCGGATCAGGGCATCGTCCATCTCGTTGATGCCACGCGACAACTGTGCCTGTGCGTTTGGCGTGAACGTCGGCTCGCCGGTGCTTGTGTCCAGCAGGCCGTCCAGCGAGCGCGACTGCGGCATGCGAGACAGCACAGCAGCCTTGCGTTCGGCAGGCAGGGCATTGAAGGCAGATGTCAGTGCGTTCCAGTCGCCCTCCGGAATGACGCTTTCCGCTGCCGGTCGCGGTGCAGCCGCCGTGTCGCGAGCGGCGGCAGCGGCACGCAACTGCCCAGCAGCCCGGTCGGAAGCACGCACTTCAGCCATCTGGGCAAGCGAGTCGAGGCGGGCCTGAGCGTTGGCAATCGCCTCCTGCCGTGCCTCTGGGTTGCGCTTGGCGGCAACGGACTCAATGCCCTCCGCCAGCATCGGGTGCGAACGCAAAGCCTCCAGTTCGGCCGGGCTGAGGGAGGTCACTTCCTTCTGGAGTCGTGCAAGGCCAGCAATCGGCTCGTCGTTCGCCCGAGCGGTCGCCTGCCGGATGCGCTCGGCAAGACTGTCCACCTTGTCTTGGCGGACGAAGTTCGGCGTGAGGTTGTTGGACGGATCGGTTGCGTCTGTTTCGATGGGCGTGGCAGAGTTCTCCAGGTCATCCGCCATCGACGACACGTCCGTCAGGTCGCCAGGAGCAGACCCGATGATGTTGCCTTCCACGTCCACGACAATGCCGTCGTCAACGTACTTGAATCGCTCGTCGTCAAGCCGAACGAGCCGGGCGCCGTCTGGGCCAATCAACTCCTTGCCCTGCTGCACAAACGGGCGGCGACCCGACACCGCCGGAGCGACCTCCGGAGACGGTACAGCAGTGGCGCGTGTGGACTCGGGAGTTCCGATAGTCCGACGCAGGCCAGCAATCTCTTCCGGAGTCAGCGGGAGCCCGTTCGCGACCTTGCGGAGAATCGCCTGCACCTGCGCCTGCGGGATCGGCCCCGCCATCACGAGGTCGAGGTCGGCACCGGCCCGCGTCAGGGCCAGCACTTCCTCCGGCAGCAGGGCGTTCGGGCCTTCGTTGCCCAACTTGCGCAGCAGTTCGCGCATGCCCGGCACGTCTTCCGGGTCGATCTCGCTGAACCGCAGCACGTCATCGGCGGGCAGCGGCGGGGTGTCAGTCGTGCCAACGCCCACCGGCCCACGCGGCACCTCGCCCGCAGACGGGTCCATGTACAGCGGAGCGCCTTCCACCGGAACGGCACGGGGCTTCGGGAGACTCCGCTGCCGACCGGCTACCAGCGCAGCCTCCTGCATGGCAGCACGGGCAGCGGCATCCTTCGCCGCCTGCTGGAGTTGACGCAGCCGCAGTGCCGATGGAGACGCCATTACTTGCCCTTCTTCTTGGAGGGCTTCTCGTCTTCCTCGTCGTCGTCGGACTCCTCGTCCTCGTCGTCCTGCGAGAGTTCCGGAGGCAGGTCGTCCTTCTTCACGGGGATCGGCGTGGGCTTGCCGTTCGTCTCCTCGTGCAAGTCGGACAGGGCTTCACGCTCCTCGTCCGCCTTCTCGGCGTCCTTGCCCTCCGGCTTCTTCCCGGCCTTCGCCAGCATGCTCTTGATGAGTTTGCGAAGCGCCTTCGGCGGAAGGTCTTCCAGATCGAGTTCAGCGGCGTCCATGCCTTTCTCCTTCATTCAAAAAGCCCTCCCAGCAGCGGCGTGTAGTCGAGTTGCTGCTGGTCTAAACCGAACTGCCCCTTGCGGATAGCCTCGTACAAGTCCTGTTGCCACCCGCGTCGTTGCTGTTGTTCCATCGCTTGCGTGTTGCGCAGACCCTCAAGTAGTCCCGCATTGGCGAGCCGCTCGTTGGCCTGCATGCTGTCGGCCGTCTGGCGAGCAACTGCGTTGGCGTTCGCAGCCGCCATCTCCGTCTGCACAGCACCGGCACTGGCTTGGGCATCCGCTGCGTCCTGTGCCATCTGGGCGGCGTACTGCTGACCCTTGCCGCGAGAGACGCCGCGACGGTCTCGGCCCGCCAGTGCGGACTCACGAGCGCCGTAGCCCGCCGCCATCTGGTTGTTGACCGCTGCCTGCACGGCTGAGTCAGCAATCGCCGGAGGACGCATGGGGTACTGCGGGGACGCGGCCTGCATGGGCGCCTGCGGCTTTGGCCGAAACGCTGGCGGGCTGCTCTTGGGCAGGGATGAATCGAGGCCAATAGCCATCAGAAGTCCCTCGCCATTCCAGTGAGGAGCGCCTGCTGGAGATTGAGATTCCGCCGCTTTTGCAGGGCGGCGTAGTCAAAGCCCATGCCCATGTCGAACACGCTGGAGCGGTTCTGGGCGGCACCGGCCGACACCCGCTCCTGCGAGGCGTTCGCGGACTGCTGGGCAGAATTGCGGGCCGCAGCCTGACGCTGCTGGCTATCGTCCTGCATCTGCTTGAGGGCGAAGTCCTGGTTCTTCTGCTCCCGATCCATGTTGAGAGCGGAAGCAGCCTGCATGGCCTGTCCCTTCGCAAGCGGACTCGCCTTGCTGGACAGACCAGACAGCAGCCTGGAGCCGGGATTGAATCCGATGGCGTTCACGGCTTAGTACCTCGTGGTGCCGCCCTTGCCGACGCTGAAGCCCCACGACTGCATCCCCGCCCCGTCACCCTGCCCCATCTTCTTCATCAGGCCGTCGAGGACGCCGTACTTGCGTTCCTGCGACTGCCGGGCCGTCTGCGAGTCGTACATGCGGCGCTGCTGCTCCTGCTGCTGGAGGCCGCGCTCGTACATCTCACGCTGGTAGTCAGGCGACTGCTGATACGCCTGCATCTGCTGACTCCGAGCCACTTGTTCGGTGACAGGACTGGAGTTGTAAGCCCCCTGCGGCGCGTATGAGCCCGAGTTGAATCCGTAAGCCGACCCTGCGTACATCACGAGACTCCTTACGCCATCGGGAAGCGAAAACGACGCTCAACTCCGTCCGGAGCAAGCGGTGCATCGCTGACATCAAAAGCCGCATCGCTGTCGATACCGGCGTTCAGTTCGTCCAGCCTCCGTTGCATCGCCGCTGCGGCAGTTCCGGGAAGCCGAGCGTCCTGCATGGGCGGCTTGACGGCAGGCTTGCGAGGCGCTGCTGGCTTGGCGACAGGGGGCTTTTGATCTACCGGCTGCGGGGCGAGCGGCGCCTGCTGCCCACCGGCGTTTCGGCCCTGCGGCTCCGGCTGGCCCTCCCAGCCACCGCCACCAAAACTGCTGCTGCCGCTACTGTTGCGAGATGTCACACGCACGAGCGGCGTCAGTGACGGTCCCGAATCACGCTCCGTCGCACCCGGCAGGTGGGCACGCACTGCCTTCACGAGTTCGCGAACCTTATTGCCTGCCGTGACGGCACTGGGGTCGCCCCTGAAGTTGGCCTCAAACTTCGCGTCCCGCAGTGCCCCAATGGCGTCCTGCTTCTTGGTCAGGTCGTCCAGCCCGCTGTAGTCGTAGGACTCGCTGGAACTGGACTGCGAGGACGTGCTGGGGGCGCTGTAGCGCGTGAGCAAATCCGGGAGCCGTAATGCCGCCATGCGTAGCCTCTCTACGGATTTATGTCCGCAGATTGGCTAGTGAGCGGCGGTCTTTCTGGCCCGGCGGATGGCTAGCAGAACCACCTGCCGGGCGGCTGTGGCCGAGAACGGGAGGTGCCTGCGGCCCGCCTCCTCCCGCAGCCAGCCCACGATCTCGTCCAGCCGCTGCTGGCACTCGTCCGCCCCCCAGATGTCCATCTGGGCGGCGCGGGCGTTGCACGGGCAGGTCGGCGTGGCGGTGATGCCGACGAGCCGGAGGAGTTTCTTGAGTTCGGTGCCGGGACCGGTGGTCGCAGTCGCGGGTGGTTCTACTGGGACTGGTGGGACTGGCTTGCCACTACAGACCGCGAACGGAGGCTTGCCTGTCCATGCGGGCAGAGATCTCCCGCACTCCGAGCAACGGATTCCACCCGCGACGGCGGCCTCAAACTGGCAGAGAGGCTTAGGCTCAGGAAGGTGCGATGGCAAGAGCGAACTCTGCATTGGTAAAGTCCACATAGCGGGTGGTACACGATGACGGCACGCGAGTCAGCGGCCCACTTGCGGTGAACGAGCAGTCGCGCCAATTCCTGCATGAGCAAGACTGGGTGTGCGTCACCGGAAGCGGGCCACAGTGCTGGGCAGATTCGGCTGCGTCAGACATGCAAAAACCGTAGGGGAAGACTAATATCGCTATTCGCACTGTATGACACACGGTATTCGCTGCGGCCGGAGGAGAGGCGGCAGCGGATCTGGCGAGCGAGACAGAAATTACATACGGCACTCCGTCTGCAACACCTTGCACCACTATTGTGTTCATGCACTGGAGCGTGTCTATGTCATTAGTAAGAATGAAAGCGTTGTTGCAGGCATTCGCCAGCGCTTGGCTGGAAGTGCAATTTCCTAGAGCGTCCCTGTAGCACTCGACACCGCTGATAGTCACTGTGGCCGTAGCGGCGGGACTGCATCTCGGGCCTGAGGACGGCTGGCACTGGCTAATCGGCTCTCTCGGCACCCCTGCACACGGAGAGGCTCCCTGGGTGTTGTAGCAGTCTCCCGGGCACGGGGTTTGATAGCAGCGTTGATCCAAAAAGAACGTGCCACTGGCGTCTTCGCACTCCTGCTGTGAGGCCCGGAAGCAACGCTGTGATCCCGAATTGGGATGTGGGCAGCAGGATCCCGAGTTGCAGGAGATCTCACAGTCTGACAGGAATGAGTGCGGGCCGGATCTCGTGAGGTCTACGCCATACTCTTCGTCATAGCCGCATGGCGCAGGATTGCAGTGCGATGGCCCGTCCTGCTGAGATGCCGCAGAACCGTTATCCCAGCAGCAGTAGTAAACAAGCGGCGGAGGTGGAGCGCAGGATTCCTGGCACTCCGCAAGCGTATCGTAGGAGCCGGAGGCAGGAACTCCTGCACTGCACGGGCCTTGCTGGCAGGTGTACTCACAGCAATAGAACTTGCTGCAACATAATGAGATGCAGTCTTGCGTGACTCGCACGAGCCCGTGTCCTGCGCGCCGCACTAAGGCGCCCGCTTTGTAGAGCAGTGACATTACGGCGACTCCGGCGGACATGGGTCCACTGGGACGATGAGATTCTCTTCCTCGTCGCCCTCTGCAAGCACATACAAGTTCTTGCGCGTAAACTCCAGGCCGTACTCGGTCAGTGCAACGCCTGTCAGCACGGTGACCAGATAAGACCGCCACTTAAGGCAAGGCGTCTCGGACTCGTCGGACGTGGAGTAAGACAGAGCGGACGGGGCGGTCGCGTCGTATCCAGTGAGTTCATCGACGGTCTGGCCGTTGAGCGACGTGAACGCCGTGCATTCGCTGGCGGGCTGAATCTCGATGGCGTAGTACGTCACCTCCGGATCTCGCGACCCATTCGGATCACCCTCGATCAGTGCGCCCGTGATGTCATAGGCGGGCGGAAGCGTAACGAGAGGGTGCGGATCGTCCCGCTGCGTGTCGTCCGCTGGCGGCTCTTCGGCGTCCTCTGGCGGTGGAGTGACCTCATCCTTCGTGCGGGCCGCGAACAGGACGTACTTCTCTCCGTCCGTGTCCGCGATCTCCTGCGTGAGATTCATCACATCGACGGCCAGTTCGGAGGTGGGCCACACCTGCGTGATGGACTTGGTGGTGCCGCTTTCCCAGCCGCCCGTGAAGGTGCCGATACGGTAGGTGTTGAAGTAGGTGTTGCTGTCGCCCCGCGAGGAGAAGACGGGGATGATCCTCCGCCTCCCGCGAAGCCCCTTCTTGTCGTCCACGATCTCCGTCACGACGGTCTGCGGAATGACAGGGATCGTATCGACCCGCTCCTTCTGCTGATCCCACGCCTTGATGCGGTCGTAGGTGACTTCCAGCCCCTTGCCGTCGATGAACTCGATCTTCGTCACCACGTCGTATTCGGAGCGGTTGAGCATCTGGAGGTTCCACAGCACCTCCCGCCCCGTCTCCTGGATGTCGAGCCGGGCCGTGCCGTCGTTCTGCCCAACCTGCGCACGGGGTGCCTTGCCGACGAGTTGATTGGCCTGCGAGTCCAGCATGGTGAGCGGGAGCCCCTGCTGCGGTCGCTGGGCCACGACGTGGCGGACGTTGACCTGTGCGGCCTGACCATTGCCAGCCACGTCCGTCAGCGATCCTGGAGCAACCCGGAACTGGGCGTTCGTCTGCTGCGGGATCACAACCGGCACCACGTTGGGCTCGGGCTCTTTCTCGGGCCGTTGCTCGGACGGAGCGGTCCGCTGCTGCCGGTGGTCCGGGTCGGCAGGGCGAAAGTCGAGATTCGGGAATCGCAAACGCCGCTTCTCGGGCGTCACCATCCGCAGGTCGGCTGGGGTGCTGTCGATCTCCACCGGCCCGGCGTGCCGCATCTCCTGAGCGCTGTTGCCCAAGATGCTGGCAATCTGCGTGGCGGCGGCAGGCGACAGCCCGGCCGACACGAGCGCCTTCCGCAACTGCTGCCGCTGTTCGCTGAATCCGGCCATGCGGCTACCCTCCGGAGCCTGTGCCGTATACGTCGAGGGCGTAGACGATGACGGGATCGGCGTTCTTGCGGGCGCCGATCAGTTCGACGGCCACATGGCGATCAGAGGACTGGATGTCGTCCATGCTGCGGCTGGCAAACGCCGCCTTCGCCACCCCGCTGTCGTAGCCAGTTCGCGTGGTCTGTGCCGCCATGTCCAGGCGTGACGCACCATCGACGGTGCTGGCCGTGAAGCCCACGCCGCGATTGCGGTTGGCGACGTTGGGGCGAGCGTGCGTCGAGTTGTTGTAGTAGAGGCGTGCTGCGATGTCGCACTTCGCGGACTGCGGCTTGTAGGTCAGGCTGACATCACGCGGCTGCACGGATCCGCCGCCCTTTGCGGTCATGTCCGTTGGGAACGCACGGTTGCCCGTCTTGTACCGATACACCGGGAACATCGCGCCGGTGGCGGCGGCGAAGGTGGCCGTCGCCTGGACGGGTGCCGCACAGTTCGGATCGTCGGGGGCCGAGATGGTGACGGAGCCGCTGGAGTACCCGTGCCCCTGATGCAGAATCCAGATGCCGCTGACCTGCCCTTCGGCGTTGATGACAGCCTGGAGTTCTGCCCCCACGCCGCCGGAGACGGTCACGGTCGGGGGCGTGCGATACCCCGCCCCCTTGTTCGTTATGGTCACGGTGGAGATGGCCCCGACTGCCGAGTCCAGTCGCCCCTCGTCGAGCATGAAGGCACCGCTCGACGCTCCGTAGACACAGCGGTAGTCGCCGTTCGACAGTGGGACTGCGGCACCAGCGGAGATCCGCTGCGGATACCGCTCCATCCACCACGTATTGGTGTCGATGGAGTAGCACAGTGCGCGGGTCGGATACCCCGCCGATACGTCGGCCTTGAACGCCACGAACACCCGCACGACCTTGCGGACGGCATCGACGAGGACGAAGTTCCATGCCTTTCGGCCCTGCGTCCAATCCACCTGCGTGCGGAAGATGTCGTCGATGGGGGCGGACAAGTCCTTGAACTCCCCCTGCGGTGAGATCGAGTACACGCCGTACTGATCCAGCACGTAGCAGACGCCCGCATGGATGTCCCAGCACCGCTGGCCGGAGCAACCCCTGTTGGCAATCGGTGCCAAGTCGGCATCCCGGAGCGGCTGCTTGCTGTACGACAGCGAGTAGGCGTGCCGCGACTGCATGATGAGCATGGAGCCGCCAAACGGGATCAGGGCCGTGATGGCGTCACTGTCCCGAGCGTTCTGCTGAAGCACGAGTTCGTTGATGTCAGGAACGCTCTCCGGCTCGTCTACCTCCGAGAAGTAGATCGAGTTCGGCTCGGAGCCGCTGGAGTCCACGCCGTACCAGAAGCGATCCTGGTAGCGGACGACTACGGACTTGTCGTTCGGCGGCGGCGTGAACCGCATGGCGTTGAGGTCGCCGTTCGGCAGCACGATGGGCATGGCGGCGTATCCAGCACGATCCGGATTCCGCACTTCGTCGTCCGTGAAGTCATCCGTCAATGATGTGCCCGTCCCAACCCGGTACAGCATCAACGCTTGGTCGCCAGTCGTGCGCCATAACTCCACAGTGAGCGTGCGGCCATCGGTATTGCTCGGCCCGGTCACGCTCCACGCCATCGACTGCGCCCCCTCGCCTGCGTCCACCTCTAGGACGGGAGACAGATTGCTTGGGATCGGCCCGCCACTGGCTTCCGGCGTGTTGTCCACATAGCGGCAGTAGCACTGGTACTTGCCGCGCAAATGCGGGCGAGCCACCGCGAACGCTTCTGCTCCTCCAGCGACAGCAGACACCTGCGGAAGAGTTTTGTAGCCGCCGCCGCCGGAATCGAGCGATACAGATGAGATGGCCCCGTTCGTCACCTTGCAGGTGGCGTATGCGCCAAATCCCGACGCCGACAAAATCTGGATCTCTGGAGCGACCACATATCCGCTTCCAGCGGCGGTAATGGTGATGGACTTGATGGAGAATCTAGGCGTGGACGTGTTGTTGGCATGGCCCGGCGGATAGCCTTCGATGATGATCGTCTTGTTGGCCGGCAGCGCACCGCGCCCGCCTGTTGCGTCGTTCCATGAGGAACCGCTGGTGATCTCGATCCGCACTGGGTCGGTCTGCGAGTATCCGGTGCCGGTGGCTTTGGCCGTGACGGACCGGACAAACGGCGACTCCGACCAAAACACGAACGGTGTGCTGCCGACGCACTTCGTCTCCAGGACTCGCTGCCCGTAGAAGTTCACGCGAGCCACTGCGCCTGTGCCTGTGGCGCCGCTCACGGTGTACGTCAGCGTGGTTGTGACCGGCACATAACTGGTCAGGTTGCTCGGCCCAAGCCCGCATGCGTTGTGGTAGACCGAGACTGATCGCGTCACGGACCCGCTGCCATTGGTCAGCGGAATATCGACCGCCCCCCATGCGGCGTACACGGTGCGCTGGCTTGCGATGTAGTCTGTTTCGTCATCGAATGGCGGCCCTTGCAGCATCTCATAATGCGTGATGGAGCCGGGATTGGGAGGCGTGCCGTCCATGACCGGAGTAAGCACTGCTCCAGTCCCGTGCGTGGCACTGAGGACGATGGGAGGCGGAGCCGGGTAGTGCTTGCCGCCGTCCGTCATCACCAGTTCGCTGACGACCGACTGGTTGAGGTAGGACTGGGCCTTTGCCGCCCGATAGCCAGCCGGAGGTGACGCTGGGGCGGTGAACGTCACGGACGGGGCAGCGTTGTATACGGCACCGGGCTTGTGAACGTCGGCGCGGGCGACGTAGTACCGCTTCGTGGTGTTCAGCGTGATCGTCGGTGCGGTCGCTGGGGGCACGACGCCAGCGTTCGTGGCCGTGCCGACCCCATTCCATCGCTTGGGCTGGATGCCGAAGCCCTGTGCGACAATCATTTCGCCGTAGCGACCCTGCGCGCACGAAATCGGCTGTGTCGCGCTGAAGCCTGATGCAATGACGGTCACGACGGCGGCTCCCCTGCGTGATCGTAGAACGTCCCCGTGTAACTGCTCTGCACCTGCCCAGACGACGGCGACAGCGATGGGTCAATGGGGCTCGACAGGGCTGTGCCGTACGCTGGCGTTGACAATGCCTGCACTTGCCCGGCGGAGTCGAGGACAAGCAGTTTGGCGGCGTTGCCGAAGATGTACGGGTAGCAGTCCCGGATCTCGGGGGCCGCACTCGTGAACGACACCGGCCGCATGCCGCCGCGACTGGTGAGTTGGCCGGGAGTGGCCGTGACGATATTGGTCTGCTCGACGGCAGCGCCCGCAGGGATGGCATACGGGCTGGCGTTGGTTACCAGTCCTGCCCACATCGCTTCGGCCATGACTACACCCCCGTGTCGGCGCCAGAGGGCGAGTAGTACCCGAGTGAACGCGGGCCGCTCACCACGATGCCGTCTGGGCGAGTGCCACTGAGCGGCGCTACCACGTCCGCCTCAAAGGCCATCCGCAGGTCGCGGGCGTAGACGGTCAGCGATCCCTCGACGTTCTTGCCCATCATCTTGGCGATCCACACCTCTGCACCAGACAGCACTGCCGAGAACATCGTGTCGCTTACGTCGAGGTAATCCGACACGACGGTCTTGGCACTGGCGGGCGGCGTGCCCACCAGACTTCCGGCGACCCCGATGATCTCTTCGGCCGTGAACGGGTTGATGCCCGCTGGCCCCTCCGGAAAGGCGGTGGCCGTGCCATAACGCTTCACCAGCCCCGTCGTGGACAGCGACCCATTCCGGCTCGCCGCCTCGTAGCCCATGTACCGCAGGGGCGCAGGCTTCCGCCGGTAGGTGTAGGTCAGCGTTTGCGTGATGTCCGGGTCGCCCACGACCTTCAAGGCCCAGCGGTCATAGAGCGTCGGATGCTTGACGACGGTCCACAGAATGGGCGAGTTGAGTTCCGGCAGCACGACGTTGAGCCGCGTCCACTCCATCGGCGTGACGTACTTCACCGACGACGGACTCGTCACGGGCGGGATGATGGAGTCCACGTTCCGCACGTTGGCGGGAAGCGTGTAGGTGAAGCCTGGACCGCTGCCTGCGTCGGGCGTGGTCAGGGTGGCTGTCGTGACGTGCCAGTTCCAGTCGCGGGCGTGCGTCACGTCGCGGTGGGCGTGGTGCGCAGCGGCCCGCAGCAGGCGATGCTCGCTGTCCTGAGCCCCGCCGCCAACGGAGTTCATCAGGTACTCTAGAATGTCCTGCCCGCAGTAGTACATCGACGCTCCCTGCGTGACCGGATAATCAGCCCTTCACGCTCACGCGGAACGTCGCCGTGCCAGCGTTTGTCACCGCCACGATGAACGGAGCCGCAAACAGGGCATCCGGCAGCGTGTAGGCGTTGTTGGCCGCAATGGTCGTGGTCACGCCCGAGCCGTCCGCATTGAGCGGGACGGGCGTGAGTTCCGGACCGAAGGCGACGTGCCACGTAATCGTGGTGGCACTGGACACGGCATCCACGATGAGAACGCCACCGGCTGCGGCAGCGAACGGAATCTTGGGGCTGGTGCTGGCACTGTTGGTGGCGACGAACGCGGCCGTCACGGAGTTGAGTCGCTCGATCTTGTTCGGCATTACTTCTTCTTCCTTTTCCAGTGAGGCACGATGCGGTCTTTCACCTTCTCGATGGCCTCGCCACGCTTGAGTTTCGGGTTGTTCTTCATCTCCTCGCGGACATGCTCACGCAGGATGCGGGGGTTGATGTCCACTTCCTTCGGCGGCCCCTTCTCCGGCGGCACATAGTCCACGATGCCGTGAACCTCCAGGTCGCGCTTCTTTGCGACCCGCAGAATGTCGCCGGTCGAGTCCACCCACGCCTCCGGGTCGAGGTGGCCCCGCTTGTCAGCGATGCCGCCCATGTAGAACTTGCCGGTGGTGTTGATCCCGGCGGCTCGGGCTTGCCCAATCAGCCAGTCCGCCTGCTTGCGGGGAATGTTGTTGAGCCACTCGCCACCATAACGACCCTGCATGAACGCCCGGTCGCTGCCTCGCGTGCCGGGAGGCCGACGCAGGGCACACATGGCCGCAAACCGCTCCGTCTGCCCGTCCTCGATGAGACGGAGGTAGTGCGATTGCACCTCCCAGCCAGCGGAGGCAATTTCGGGCGGAAGTGTGATGTCGGTCTTCATGGCGTCTATAAGTTCTTGTCCCGCTACGGCAGCATCTCGGGCGGCACCTGCGGGGGCGGACCTTCTGGCATCGGGGGCGGCTGATCGGGTGCGGCACCCTCTGGGCCAGCAGGCGGACCTGGAGGCATTCCAGGAGGACCGGGAGGCGGAGGTGGTGGTGGCGGAGGCGGCAGCAGGTACGGCTTGGCGTCGATGTCCAGGCTGTCCGCCCAGTCCGAAATCAGGGCGTTCAGCGGGTCCACCATCCCCATCGGCACCAGCCCTTGCAGGATCGGGCCAAGCGTCTGGAGAGCCGCCTGCATCTGCTCGACGCGGGTGGCCTTGTTCGGCTTGCGGGCCGACCCAGCCTCCACCCGGTACTCAAACTCTCGGGCCACTGTCGCCGGGTCCATGCTGGCGACGTGCTGCGCCCACGCAGCCGCCCCCAGCGGGCCGACAATCGAATCCACATCCTGCGGACGCAGCAGCCAGCGTGCCGCCAACGCCTCGCGACGGGCCAGAAGGCTCATGGAGTCTTCCAGCCGATTCGCCATGTCGTCCGGACGCACGGACAGTTGCTCCGCCTTCACGTTGGCCTCTGTGGCACTCCGTATCTGGCTGGAGGTCATAGCGTACGCGAGTTCGGTCAGGCCCACTCGCTTGTCGAACTGCTGGGCAACGGCGTCCACGATGCGCCACAACTCCGGCGACACCTCCGGCAACTGGAACACCGAGATGAGGTCGTTGACGCTCCGCCCGAGCGTCTCGCTGATCTCCACGACCTTGAATCCCTTTTCCGACTGCGCGAGGATTTGGTCTTTGATGTCCTGGTCCGCCGCCTTGCTCACGCCCAGTAGCGTCTCGCAACTGGTGGCGACACGCTGGGCGATGAACGACATCGCGAAGTTCAAGAACCGCAGTTCCCCGATACCCGGCTTGATGTGACTGATCGGCCACACATATCCCGGCTTGCGGTGGAAGTCGAGGGCCACGAACGGCCAGCCATTGGCCTCTGCCCAGAACGGGATCGGCCACTGCACGGCACGGAACAGTCCGGGAGGCATGCCGGTCGTCTCATCGACCTGCTCCTCCAATGCCGATGGCGGCATGTTCAGCGGGTACGGGATGCCCTCGCAGACGACGATGTAGCAGTTGTCGCCAACGGCATCGAACGTGCCGACCAGTTCCTTCGGCGTGTCCTTGAGGCGGTCGCCCAGTCCCGTCTTGCTCCAAATCTTCCAGTAGGTGACCAGTTCGTTGGACTTGCCAGCCTTGCGGCCCTTGTAGGTCTGGTCTTCCTCCGTGAAGATTTGATTGTCGCCAGCACCGTCAATCGGCTTTGCGCCGTCCAGATGGCCCTTGAGTTGCTCGCGATCCAGACCGTACTGGCGGGCCACTACGTCAATCGGGTGCGTGCAACGCCGGGCACACCATGTGATGTCCTCGATCTCGGTGGCGTCCGGGTCCATCGTGAAGTTGTCCACGCTGTCCGCAAACGACCCGATGACGCCGATGTCCGAGCCGGGCAGCGTGACCATCTCCGTCCACCACACGCCCATGCCCTTGATGATCGCCTCGTCCACGACGCGACGGCTGTGCGTCTTGAGGTCGAGTTCGGTGGGCGTGTAGTTCAGATACCGCTCCATGAGCATGGCAGCGATCTTGCGGATCTCCGTCCGCTGGATCGTGTCCTGTGCCGCCTGCTGGTACGCCATCATGGACTGCTCGTCCACGACGCCCACCACCTCCGGCGAGACGAACGGGTACTTGGCGGGCGTCACCGTCCGCACCGGATTGCGGTGGTAGATGACGCTGCCAAACAACTTCACCGCCTCAAAGACGCGATTCACCTGCATGCGAAACGCAGGCGGGGCGATGGTCCGGTTGTAGCCGTACTCGTGGCGGGCGTAGGTGTCTTTCCAGAACCAGTTGTGCGGCCCGTCGAAGAACGACATGGCCTCCCGGCCGTCCTCCGTGAAAGGACGCTTGTGCTTGAGAGACAGTTCGATCTTCTTGAGCCACCCAGTCGCCAGAGAGCGAAGGGCGTCCTCACCCGTTCTTGGTTCCACCGTTTTGCTTCCTTGCAAGGGCAACCTGTTCCGTCAGGCTGGCGATCTGAGCCACGAGGCCATCCATCTTTCGCATCTGGGCAGACTGCGGCGTGAAGTCCCAGCAGCCCCACTGCCGCCACTCGGAGTGTTCCTGCAAGCCGGGATCGTCCTTGTGCCGCACGGACGGACGCTCCAGGAACCCCGTGTTCGGGGAGAAGGTGAGGACGCTGACCGTCATGACACCCGGTCGCTCCACGATCCACCCGAGCGTCGGCTCGTTGCAGTTGAGCGGGTCGTGATACCAGTACACGCTGTCGCCAACCCGGACCTGCGGCGGGCTAAAGGATTCGGCTTCCATACTTCGCTCCTGACTGTGGGCCTAAGAAGATGAACTCGTCGGACTCGGATGAGAGACGCTTCTTGCGTTTCCGCATCCAATCGACGTACCAGGGATCGGGACCGACATCGACTTTAGGCTTGTGCCATCGAGGTCGATAGGCACAGAGGTACTCCAAACACTGGCAGGCATGGACTTCCCCCCGAGTGTTCGGCTGGTCCGTCACGACGTAGGTTCCGCCCACCAACTGGGTTTTGTGCTTGTACCGCTTGAGTTCCCGCTCCAGGTCGGGGACGGCGCTCCGCAGCACCCGCAGCATGGGCTTGCCGTCAGGGCGGATGTGGAGGTAGTTCCGGACGGCCGACATGCGGGCCTGCACGTCGTCGCACCCCGCCAGGAAACTGTGCCCCGTCGTCTCGCTGGCAACCCCCTGCGCCTTGAGTTGCTCGGTGTACAGTTCCACCGGCAGGCGTCCGGAACCGATCTCGCGGAGCCGACCGCCGTGCATGTCGATGATGAAGGCGTAGAAGTTCTGGCCCTGACACTTCTCCCGCATCTTCTCGCCAAAGATGATGGCGTTGCAGTTGCGGATGTAGAGTTGGTCGTAGATCAGCATCATCGACTCGTCGGGCGGCACGGCCGCGAACAGCACCGACGTGACGGCGTGACCAGGGTCGATGGCGGCGTACCGGCACCAATCGTTCGGGACGGTCAGGTTCTCCAGTTCCGTCCGGTCGTGGCCGTGAACGTGCATGGCGAACGTCGGGTAGCAGAGGATCGAGTCGCTGATGAACTCGCCCTCACTGCGCATCCGCAGCACGTCGTCGCCCAGTGCCGCCCAGCCTTCGATACGCTTCCGCTTCTCGTCGTCCGGGATGTGCGGGTTGTCCAGGAATCTGAGTTGGAACTTGACGATGGTAGGATTCTCGACGCCCTCCTCCGCCAACTTGTCGGCCCGCTCCGCAAGCGACTGGAGCGAGTCGTTCTTGCTGTGCGGCATAGCCGACCACGCAAATACACCGCGACGGTCAGAGAGGCGGGCCTGCATTTCCGGAACCCACGCATCGCCGTTGTTTACGTCTTCGTCGATGTGGACCCTGTTTGCCTGCCAGCCCTGCGGCGGCTCTCCTTCCGACGAGAAGAAGTAGATTTGCCAGCCGTTGGTCAGCGTGCAGGACTGGATGTAGCGGGCGGACTTCAGAATCCACGACTTCTTCGCCACCATGCGAGGCGGAATCAGCGGCGGGGCAGGCTTGGCCTCACGCTCACGGGCAGCGTCGGTCGCCGGGTTGTAGGCCCGCCACTCGCCGGTCTTCTCGTCCTTGATGATCTTGAACGCCCCAGCCATGAACAGCATGGGGTAGACCACAAGGCCGATGTGCTTCCAGTCCTTGCCGACGATGGCGAGGATGCCGTCCTTCTCGGGATACTTCCCGTGCGGGTCTTTACCGCAGACGGCACGAGCATCTTCCACGAACGTGCAGAGCGACTTGCCGGAGCGGTTGCCGCCCAGCACGAGCATCTCACTCGACCGGGACTGGTGGACTTCCTCCTGCTTGGGCGTCGGCTGGTAGAGCCGCAATGCCTCGATTCGGCGGCTCGCCAACTCCGCCTGCATCTCCTTGAGTTCGCTCTGCTGGAACGACCCCAATCGCTTGACGGACGGCAGCGGCGAAATCTGAGGGGGTTTGCGGCGTGACTTCGACATTGAGGAAACCT